CGTTTGCAGCATATACCCGGCTTTATCACCAAAGCCTCGGGCAAATATCAGCTTTAATTGGCCGTCGTTTAACAGCTCAGCGACCTGCGTTTCGGGAAAAGCTGAGTGTGTGCCGCCTTGCTGCATTAGATCGTCAGCGGTAATGGATTCGAGCCAGGTTTCCATATCGTCGGAATCCATGCCGCGCACTGGCACTGGCACGCTGTAATCGTCATCGAACATCACGCCGCTGCCGTTCCATTCGATTGTCGCAATTCCCCCGGTGACTTCATTGATTGCGCTTTCCAGACGTGTGGGATCGAGTTCCGCGCTCACATCGCCTGCAATAAATGAGTCGTAGGCATAAACCGCTTTAATCGCGTTCATTACGCTGACAGTCGCAACGCCTGTTTGGTCGCCCATATAGACGTTGCCGATCTCATCAAAGATTGCCTGGTTTATATCTGCCTTTTTAGGCATTATTTCGGACGGTGTTGATTGCCCTTTTAAAATGCGTGCGGCCACATCCGTTGCGCCGTCGATATAAACAGCGCCTGCCATTGCAAAATTAGATGCGCCTTTCTTGTCGAATTGCTCAAGTAACTGGACCGCTGCCTCCGGCTGCAGGTTGTCCACAATGGCACCAAAAAGCTGCAGCTTTCCGTCAGTATCAGTATTGGCATACTGCTCCACCATGTCAGACACTTCTGCCGGATTAAGCCGATCAATAGGCACGCCGTAGTGGCTTTGCGCCAAGCTTGCCATGCCGTCACGCTGACGCAGGAAGTTTGCAAAATCGTCAGGCGTTTGTATGTTCGGCACCGCGAGCAACGACTGATCGAATAAACCGTCTTTTGCTGCTCGCAGCAGGCCGTTGCCGCTGGCAATGTCGCTTCGTATCTTGTTGTGCGACGCTTCCAGGCGTTTGAACAATTCAGCTTCGTCGCCGCTCATATCGCGCCGGGCCGCTTGCTCCGAAAGATATTGAGCTTGCACATCCAAAGGCAATGCTCGGAAATTCACACCCGCATCAAAAAATGCTTTTTCTTCCGCAAGATCATTTATTAATTTGAAATCACCAGTCGCTCGAACCTCATCCTCAAGATCGGCCAAATCGGGAGGCACTTGACCTTCTTTCAATGCAGTCATTGCATCGCTTGTGCGCTCAGTCAATTGCGTTTTATATGCTTTTGCTTCGGCAGTAGCCTTTGCACGTTCCCCGGCTTCGAGGCTGCTTTGCCGACCACGCAAACTCCACATTTCGTCCACGATCTTTGCGTGGAGCTCCGGGGTCATTTGTTCGTTATCGAACCCTAGTTCATCGACAAGCTGCGCCCCTCTTTCTTCTTCATCGTCAGTCAGCGCAACGCCTTTGGCACGCGGCAAGTTATTTGCAAAATGCGCGTAATACAGATCGGCACTGGTTTGTCCGGTCGGATTACCGTTTTCATCTAGAATCGGTTTTGCGTTCTCTAATTCTTCTTGGAAACGCTCAAGCTCTACCTGCATACGCGCAAAATCTCTAAGAGCTTTGCGCTGTTTCTCTGCTTCTTCCTCGTCAATAAGTAACGAGTCAACAGCGTCGGAGATGTGTTGCTCACCCTCTACAACAAGATTAAACGCCTGGGCATAATCCTTTCGATCAATGGCGAGTTTGATATCGCCCCGGTTTTGCTCAAGGGTTGTATCGACCTGCGATACCTGTACGGCGCGAGCATCAGCGTATTCCTGCTTTAGCAGGCGAGTGCGGGAATCGACAATTCTCTCGTCTATCTTGCGAGCTGCGTAGGCGCGACTTTCCGGGTCCTCAATCGCCTTTAATGTGGAGTCTCGATATGCCTTTGCTGTTTGGTCAAAAGTAGAAGTGCGGCCGTTAGAGCTGATTTCGAGTTGCGATATTCGCTCTTTTGAATCAAGCGCGAGGCGCGACTTGTAGGTTTCCCTCGCGCCCTTGTTGAACGCCATGTCATAGATCGTTGTGCCGCCTCGCAGTTCCATGCTGCCGGTCTGCTGACCGTATTCGAGGCCGGTTTCGTACCCGGTCTTTTCTGCCTGCGCTGCTGCTTGTTTATAGAAACGGTCACCCCAGGCGTCGAGCGTTTGTGATAGCTGGCTTGCTATCTTTGCCTGACCTTCAAACTGTGCCTGCGCAGGGGTAATGCGCGGCTCATAGATACGCGGCGGTCCCGGTGGTGCGCCTGCTGGACGTGGCGGCATCGGAATATTCGGAGCAGCCGGGGCACGGATTCCCTGCCCATAGCTGAACGGATCGCGGCCCTGTGGTGTGCGGGCTTGCTGGTCTGATTGGTATCTGCGTGTGGTCGCCATCTTATCCACCTAACTCGCTATATCGGAATCCCGCATCGAGCAAGGTATTCGCGGCGTTGATGTACGCGCTCGTTTGCGCGGTCTTGCCCTGGATGCGGATCGCCTCGGCTTCTAGCTGCGAGGCTTCGATTCGGGATGCGGCACTCATCATGGTGCCCTCGGCGGCCATGCGGATCGCTTCGGCCTGCAGCGCCGCTTGCGTACCGACCAGCACGGCCTGCTCCATGCCGGCCTCTAGTTCTGTGGCAGCACCGAACCGCAGCAGCGATACCCGGTCAGCCATCAGCTTAGCCCGCTCAGAACCGAAGAAGCGGTTATCGACAATGCGCCGGGCGGTGTCGGCTTTATCTATTGCCTGGTCACGATCGAATTGCGTCATATCGGCGCCCATCATGGCGAGCGGGCTGCCGTCGTAGGCTTGTATGCCTTGCGCGGTGCGCAGGGCAACTTGGCTCGCTAGTGCCTGATTAAGCTGGCGTCGCCGGCCTATCTCACGGTCCGTTGCCAGGCGTTCTTCTTCTGCGACCTGCCGCTCGATGCCGAGCAGCATCAGCGGTATTTCCTGTTCTTCCAGGTCGGCCGCTTTTTCTGCGTACAGGTATTTCAGGCCCGCCTGCCTGCGTACTGCGTTGGCAGCTTGCTCTGCATACGCATCGTGCAGTCCGGCGTATTCTTCCTGACGCCCGGCGTACTGTTCGAGCAATCCGGCTTGACGCTCTCCGCTTTCGACCGTGCGGTCAGCCAGCACACCTGCGGCTTTTTTGGCGCTGCTGCCCGACGATGCGGTGAGCAGACCGCTTACGACTTTACTGCCGATAAACATGGCAGCCGAGCTGATAGCCATTACGCTTCTACCTCAATCAATAGTCCCAGCAACGTGAATGGCTGCGGGTCGGTTTGTGTAATCGTGACTTGTGCGAGCCGGTCCCAGCCGTTGAGGTAGACCTCTTTGATGCCGGTATAAGCCGAGGGCGCTGCATCCAGCACGTCCTCACCGAGATTGCGCTCGGGCACGAGCACGTTAGAACTTGTGCCGGTAGTGGTCACATAAACGCCGAGGGTCTGATAGAAATCCCCGACGATACGAATCAGTCTTTTCTTTTCGGTCAGGATCGAGCCATTGTTAAAGTCGGACGTCACCGGCATCGAGGTCACGGTCACGTCGTAATCCAGACCTACTTCCACCACCGTGCCGTTACGCGCCAGGGTAATCGACCCGCTTGATGGTGTGGCGTCATCCATGATCGAGCCATCCGCACGCACCCGGGACGATTGCCCATTAAGGTGCGCCAGGTTGCTGACCGTGGTGCTTGCCGATTGCGTCTGTTTTTTATTGGCGTCGGTATAGGTATCGGGGTCGGCTTTTTCCAGGTAGTACACCGTCGCGCTGTTGATGGTGCGTTTGACCGCAAACCAGACCTCGGTGCCTTCTACGGTAACGGCTTGTATTTCCCCGGTGGTTTGCCACTTGGTCCATCCGGCGACCTGTTGGGCTCGCAGCGTGTTGAATACCGCCATCGTCCCGTCGGAGTTGACCACATAAACGTAATTTGCATCCTCTGTCGCCGTTCCGCGCCGTGCATCCATATCAACCGGCGTCGTGATGAGGTGTGACGCCAGGAGCGTCGCGCTGTTCGACGTGTACGCATCTTCCTCCCAGGAGAATAGAAATTCACGGACCGAGCTTTGGCCGTAGTCAAGGAACAAGGTGGCGCCGTCAATGTTGACCGGCGGCGTGGTACTGGAACCGAATCGCGTCTGGTTCTTGATCGCAATGTTGCCGGGCGTGATCGGGCTCGATGAGATATAGAACTCGCCGCCTGTGGTAAATAACTGCAAATGCCGTGCAGGCATAAGGGCGACAATGCCGTTAATCTGGTTGGTGTCGAGAGTGACGTCGATTGCGTCATCATCGCCGCCACTGCTGACGTTAAAGTTGTAGTAATCCGCTACCACTGAACCCCACAAGGTTTGTGGACGCTGCCCTGATCCCCCGAACCACAGACGCTGCTGAAAGAAAGCCGCTGTCTTAGGCCAGCCCCGGGTTGCGCTCCATACCGCTTCGGCACCTGATCCGAAATCAAAGTTGGGAATATTTGATAGCGTGATGTTTGATTTGGTCCAACTGGTATGCGAACCACCACGCACGAGCTTGGCCGGCTGGTGATCCTCATGCACGATAATCATCGTGTCAGCCGATTGCGTGACGTTAAGCTCTTTGCACTGCGCCAGCGTGTACGTCGTGGTCACCGTGGCCTGCAGCTCACCGTCTTTGTAGACCTTGATCGCGTTATTCTGAAACGCCATCACATAGGTCTGTTCGACGTTAAACGAGAACGTAAAGAGCACTGATTCAGCGCCGAGCGTCGCGTAATACGCCATACCCGGCCGTCGCTTAAACCCACCCTGCGGCAACGCCAGCACATTGGTGCCGGTATCGGCGCCCTGGTAATACTGCTTGACGTCAGTACGCGCTGCCAGGCGTGGATCGAGCACGCCCGCATTGAACGCCGTCTGTAGCGTTCTAAGACGTGGCACTACGCACGCGCCTCAATAAAGGGTGAATCCACGATGCCGGCCTGTGGCCGTGACTGCGAATCTGCGAACCGCGCACGCTTGAGCTGGTTCTCAAACTTGAGCGTGTATATCTCAGCCAGTGAACGGTTGCCGGTGACCGGGATCGCAAACTGTGCCGCCAGGTCATATTCCAGCGTCTTGGAAAAGTACGCCGGCAGTCTGGATTCGTCTGGTTTAAAGAGGTAATCCAGTGCTACCTCATTGGAATCGGAATAGAGCTTATCTTCATAAATCTCATATTCCACGTTGGGATACACACTGATACCCATGAGATAGCCGGACGGCAACTGATAGGCGTAGGTCCAATCGTTAAGCGGTGTATCAGTCAACTGACTGAGCTGACTTTTGGCGGCCGCAAAGCGCCAGCGATGCGCACTCAGCAGCGACTCATAGGTTGAGTCGTAAAGGTTGGATGCTGCCTCAGCACCTGACCCGCCCTCGGTAAACGATGAGATCGTGCCGTGTCCGATCATCAGCAGGGCGTTGGAGCACATCGAAATGCTGGTCGCCATACTTAAATCCTAGAAAAGAAAAGGCAAGGGCCGTATTCCAGACCCCTGCCTTTCCCGGTTGTGTTCCCCCACAACGAGGAACTAATGACCCGACTAGCGATTAGTCGCTGTCGGTTTCCGCAATGGCGGTGCCATCGGACACATCAACCACACCAGACGCGTTAGACAGGACACTGACAAGATGCGTTGTGGGCGTATTGGTATCGCACACAAAGATAATGTCGCGCACCTGCAAAAGATCGCTGGCGTCGTTGAAATATGCGGCCGTGTTCACGGTTGCTATTGCGTCGGTTGTTGAGTAGACCCAAATGCGGGGAGCGTTCCCACCAGGGCCAACCTGCTGCAAACCACTTAATGCGTATGCCATGATGATTACCCCTTACTGGTAGCTGACGGATACAGAACCGTCGCCGTCACGAGATACCGAACCGGCTTTCATCACACCGTTGCAGAGCCAGGAGGTTTTCTGCGCGATGTAATTCACTTCGGTTTTGATATCAATGCCAACCGCAAGACCGATTGCACTTTTGTGCCAGGCGAAACCTTCCCAAGTGCTTGACGCATAGGGGAGGCCACCCTCGGAGCGGGACTCAATGATGTGCCATTTAAAACCCATCCAGGTATCCAGCTCGCCAGACATAAGCGCTTTCACAGAAGCATAATCTGAGCTAGTGACCGTGGAGATGTTCAGCAAGTCCTCAAGGCCGGCAGCAGATACTGCGAAATGCCGATCACTTGAAGGCACACCCTTGTCGTTGAGATGCTTGGAGGCTTCGACCACCTTCGCCACCGTCATACCGGCCGAACCGTGGGCAATGGTGCCCGCCGGGCTCGACTCAGCAGCCAGGGCGTCGATGATGAGCTGATCCAGCCTGCGACCCAGCGCACCCGCAATGGTCTGCGCCAGTTCACGCTGCTCGTCAA